ATATGAAATTAGTTAAAAAGACAGTCATAAACAAACCGGCTGAGGTCTATAACTTACATGTTAAGAACGATCACAACTATGTTGCTAATGATGCTGTAGTAGCAAATTGTCATCAAGCCAAAGCTGAGGTCTTGAAAAAACTGCTCACACAGAATCTTAGAAACGCACCTATTCGTTGGGGATTAACCGGCACTGTGCCTAAAGAAGCTTTTGAGTTTGAAAGTATACATGCAAGTCTTGGTCCTGTGATTGGCAGGATTAGTGCTAAAGAATTGCAGGACCGTGGAGTACTGTCAAATTGTCATGTAAACGTAATGCAGCTAATTGACACGCAGGTATTTCGCGACTATCAAGGAGAGCTAAAATATCTAGTTACTGACTCTGCTAGACTTGCTTACATTGCTCGAGTAATGAACAAAGTCAGCCAAACAGGTAATACACTAATATTAGTTGATAGAATCAGTGCAGGAAAGGAACTACAACTACTAATACCAGGCAGTGTGTTTATCAGTGGCAGCGTTAAGGTTAACGATCGTCAGGAGTCGTATGACGAAATTCAAGATGCAACCAATATGACTATCGTTGCTACATACGGCGTAGCAGCAGTTGGCATTAACATTCCGCGCATTTTTAACTTGGTGTTATTTGAGCCTGGCAAAAGCTTTGTCAGAGTGATACAGTCGATTGGACGAGGTGTGCGTAAAGCAAAGGACAAGGATTTTGTTCAAATATGGGACCTAACGTCAACTTGTAAATATGCCAAGCGTCACCTAGCAGCACGTAAAAAGTTCTATTCTGAGGCTCAGTACCCCTATACAATCGAGAAGATAGACTGGGAGCAAGATATGATGAGTAAGAAGTTTAAAGCTATCCAAACAAAGGAAAACAAGTAATTTATGAGAATTCTCACGCTAGAGAATAAAAGTTTTAATCTGGACGAGCTGCCGGAACAAGTCGAAGATGACCTTCGATTCAGTGTATTGGACAACTCGGATCCTAAGAATCCAGACTTTTTTTTTATTCCGTTGATATTTTTAGAATCGTTTAGTGCACCGGCGATGGTATTAGAAATAGGCGGCAAAGAGATTACTATGCCAGTTGACTGGAGTATTGCCGTTGGATGTGCAGAGGTTAATGCAGATCTGGAAGTGTTGCCATTGACCAGTTTAAATGATAGAGGATTCGAAGCGTTCTTGTTTAACCCAAGGACTAGCTTTAGTTTTGACTTTGCAGAGATTAAAATTACAAATTTTTATACAGATGTAAAATGGTATTTTCCTAAAATGAAAAATGGCCAGCTGCTTTCAGTTCCGATCACAGAAGGTGATAATCCACTGTGTGCTTACTTTGTAAAAGACATTAGCAGACAATGCGAGGTCATAGCCTACGAGAGATTATTCTAATGGGCAACTTAATACCGGGTGCAGCAATGATTTATGAAAGGGTAGGCACTACAGTTTACGCACGGTACAGAGACACACCGCATAACAATATACTACGTTGGGCAATAGGAGAGGCAGCACCCAGTGGTCCTGAAGTCCCTCCGTATTATCGAGACTGGTTGGAGATTACTCGAATGGCCAAGAAAAACGTAACTCTAAAGAAACAGCTTGACAAACTGTTTCTGACCTACTATACTATAAGAGACCATTAAGAGAATAATATGACAAAAACATACGCAGATGTAGACTTTGATGCAGTGACTAAAATTGACGAGCTGTCTGACATTTATCGTCAGGAGCCGTACAATCCAGTTAAATGGCCACGCACTGAAAACGAGAATCCTATTGGCATTCTAGAACAGTACCGCAAGTCGACTCGTGACAACTACGAAAACGCCGCGCCGGTATTTTACGTAGACCGGACTCGATTCGAATCAGACAAGATTGTTGAACTAAAAACTATGTGGTTTGACGAAGACGGTAACAAAACAGAACGCCCTGTAAGGAACGCAGATGGCGAATAAACTTCCGATTAAAGACATACTAGCTGCAATTGATATGGGAGCTAAAGAAGTATGGGACGAACTAGAAGATGACGAAAAGAAACAAGTCAGCTTCTGGCTACTAAATAGATATGTGAGCAGCGTTAGCGGCAACCGAGAAACGCAGGAGCTAGCAATCTTTAAGACCAACGAGTTTTACAATAAGAATTGGTTATCTCTAAGCACCAAACATCCTAAGTTACAGTGGCAACTATTGTGCCAAAGCGGAGGCACTGGCAAAATACAGTTTCATCCTTGGATTGGCTTTAAAAAGAAAGATGCTAACACCAATAAAGCTATTAAACTAATACAAGAAATATACCCACATCTAAAAAACGACGAGGCGGAACTACTTGCTAGATTATCTACAAAAAAAGAACTCCGAGCATTGGCTGATGAACATGAAATCGACACCAAACTCTGAAAAGCCTTTTAGATGCGAATACTGCAACACAGGGTATGTACGAGAAAAGACCTTAATGAGCCACGTGTGTGAAAAGAAGCGCAGGGCATTACAGAAAGGTGAAAAACGAGTACAACTGGGGTACATCGCATTTAATCAATTTTATAAACTAAGCGCTGGCGCAAAGAAGGACAAGACCTATGAAGAGTTTTGTAATAGCCAGTACTATAATGCATTTGTTAAATTTGGTAGCTTTGTATCCAACGTAAAGCCACTGTACCCTGAGAAATACATTAACTATGTGGTCACCAGCGGTGTAAAACTAGATAAATGGTGCCGCGAAGAAATGTACGAAAAGTATGCAACTGAGCTAATACGTAAAGAAGGTGTAGAGACTGCGCTAGAACGCAGCGTAAACACCATGGCAGAGTGGGCTGAAGAAAATAACAGTTCGTGGAATCATTACTTTCTTTATGCAGCGCCTAACAGAATAGTGTGGCATATACGTGACGGCAAAGTAAGTCCTTGGCTAATACTTAATTGCAAAACTGGCAAAGAGATGCTGGGCAAGCTAACCGACGAGCAGCTGAATATGATCTATCACGTATTAGACCCTAAACATTGGGCGTTACGATTCAGTAGACAACCAAGCGATGTTAAACTAGTCAAATCTATAGTAAAAGAAAGTCACCTCTAAACATTAAGGAGCAAGAATGAAGTTAGTTAAGTATCCTCAAGAAATATTAGCAAGAAAATTAAAAGAAGTTGACTTAGACAATCCAGGCTTTGACCCTATTGCTCTTAAGAAAGAGCTAGTTGAGTTTATGCTAGAAAGTAAAGGCATGGGACTTGCTGCAAGTCAAGTGGGCATGGATGCCAGTGTATTTGTTATGGGTAATTCTGTAGCCAATAGTACAATGTGTATTAATCCTAGTGTACTCGAATATACGGCTGAGACAGCAGTAGACCCAGAAGGATGTCTGAGCTTTCCTGGTGTGTTTGTTGATGTAACACGTCCTAAAGAAATATTAGCAGAGTACTGGGACGAAAACCTAGTTAAGCAAACTGTCAAGATCATTGGGTATAGTGCTAAGTGCTATCTGCATGAGCTGGACCACGTATTAGGGATCACAATGAAAGACCGTGTGTCTAATGTTAAGTGGAACCAAGCTAAAAAGAAAGCAAAGAAAATAAACAAAGCACTTTAATCAACATCGGAGTTCTCAGTGGATATAGACATTGATTTTCAAAACAGAGACGAAATACTAAGCAGACTCAAACATCGATCAGCTAAATTAGAGACTGATAAGAAACACGCAACTGGTGTATATGTTACTGAGATTCCTCACAACCCTATTGATGGTCGATCTACAATTGATTACAAAACAGCAGAAATGCGAGGATATTTTAAAATAGATTTCTTAAACGTAAGCATTTACGAAAACGTAAAAAGCGAGCAGCATCTAGATCAACTAATGAATAAAGAGCCTATATGGGAATTGTTAGAACATGCCGAGTTTGCAGACCAAGTGTTCCATTTAAACGGACAGCACAGTATCTTAATGGCAACTAAGCCAAAAAACGTGTTTCAGCTGGCAGCAGTATTAGCAATGATTCGTCCTGCTAAACGACATTTAATAGGCAAAGACTGGGACAGTGTTATGAAAGAAGTTTGGGTTAAACCAAACAGCGACGAATACTACTTCAAAAAAGCACATTCTTTTAGTTACGCAATGGCCGTAGTGGTACACATGAACTTGCTGTGCGAACAGCTATCTAGTCCTTAGGTTTTCTAACTAGTTGTACATTTTTCCTCTTAACCCGTTTTATAGAGAGATTGCTTAGATTAACACAAGGCCCAATTGTAACTCTAACATCTTTAGAGTTCATAGTAACGATTGTGTATCGAAAAATGTCCATTTCGTTTTTTAAGAATATGTTGATCGGTATTAGTCTATTAGATTCCCACCACCACACACTGCCCAGCTTTAAAAATCTAGCCTGCTCTTGATGTGATAATAGTGCAGTATATACGTAAATTGACGTGACTGACACATCTTGGTTAATAATAATTCCGACATATTCGTTCCCGCCGTAGGTGACTACAGACAAAAAGGGAAAGTTTTCTTGTATATCTTTTGTTAACATATGATTCCGATAAATATAGTATGCAATTGACGCCAAGGTATTTAGTATCAAATAGAATCACAATAGTAGCTAATCTGGCGGGTTTCGTTACGGAGTATAGACCAGTGTATAGTAGACAG